GATTCTGGTTCAGATTCTGGTTCAGATTCTGGTTCAGATTCTGGTTCAGATTCTGGTTCAGATTCTGGTTCTTGAACCATTTCTTCAATAATTTCTTCTGCGATTTCAGGAGAGTTTTCTTGATCTGGAGAATCTTCTTTTGGTTGTTCTTCTGATTCATCTTCAAAACCTTCTACTTTTTTGAATAATCTATTAATTACAATACAACTTAATGATGCAAGTAAACAATTTTCTAAATTATATTCAATATCATATTTATCAAAAACTAAATAACATAATGCAGCCATTAAACTATATCTTATACATTTTTCAGGAATAGCAAATTTCATAATTATTTTATATAATATATTAATATAAATATTTTAAAAAATATCATTATTAAAACAGAGATGTCTAATATAGTTAACAATTATAATTCTAAAATCTTCTTTTGATATTTTTATATCAATAAATTTAGAAAAAAAATCAGGTTTTTGGATATTATTCGTAATTATTAAATTAATTTTATCCCATTTATTAAAATAATAAAGAATTTCAATACTATATTTATTAATATTTATATTTTTTTTATATGGTTTCAATGAAGGTTCTGGTAAATATTTATACCATTCTGTAGATTTGATATCTTTATATAAAAGAGAATAAAGAATATTATTTGGAGTTTTATAATTATATTTTTGAATATATTTTTGATAATAAAAAGTTTGATTTCTATCTAACTCGAATGTCACTTGTTTCATAATTAATATTATAATCGATGTCTATATATGAAGTTGATATACTATTTTCTTTTATATATACTTTTTTTTTTAAAAAAAATTGATATTTTAAATATTTAAAAAATCTTATAAACATATTTTAGTTATAATAATATGTTATCAATTTTAATTAAAGAATTATTGAAATTTTTTATATGTTTTAATAATAGTGTTTTAAATTGTTGTATAGTATATCTTTCATCAATTTTTTCATAGGTTATTTTTTCAATAATATTTACCATAATACTCAATTGAATTTTTGATAATTTTAATATTTTCTTATATTTTGAAAAAATATAACTCCAACTTTTTCCAATTTGATAAATCATTAATTTTTCATATAATTTTGTTTTTTGTTTATATTTTATTTTACTATATTCATGAAGTAAAAAATTATAAATATTTATTTCATAATTTGTATTTGATCTTAAATCATTACCTAATTTGTGTTTTATAATTTTATTATATTTTTTTATTTCTGTATTAACAACATCTTCATCATATTTTTTTTTTAAACCTACGCGATGTAATAAAATAGTTAATTCAATAGGCCAAAAATCATGACAAAAAAATTCAAAATTATTTAGATATTTATTAAAATCATCGGAATTTTCAATTAATAATTCACCAGAGAAATCAATAATAACTGGTTTATATAAATTATTTTCTATTTTACTAAAAAGAAAATTTGAAGGTTTTATGTCTAATAATAAAATATTATTATTACTTAAAATTTCAATTGATTCAATTAAATTATATATAGTTAATAATAACTGATTATAATTAAGTTTTACTACATTAGATTCAAAATCAAAACCTTTTTTCATAATAATATTATAAAAAAATGAATCAATTTTTTCAGAATAAGACGGATAAATAAAATGTTCAAAATTTTTATCTAATACTTCTAATTTTTTTGAAATTTGTATTTCTTTTTCAATATATTGAATTTTTTCATGATGAAGATCTAAAATTTTTGAAATATAGTTTTTTTTAAAATTATAATCATCATTAATTGAGAAAGAAGGATAAATAACAACACCATGAATTCCCATGGATATAATTTCAAAATTAGATTTAAAATTTAGATTTTTTTCTAAATATTTAAAAATAAATTTTTTTTCTTGATAAGTTTCTCTCTCCTCTTTTTCCAGTTCTTGTAATTTTTCTACACTTAATTGAATATGTAACATTATTCAATATATATTTATTTTTTATAAAAATATAAATTTTATTTAAAAAAAAAAAATTAAATTTGTTTTTATATAGTAAATTAAATTATTTGTATATTATCATATTTTTTCTTAATTTTGTTTTTTTGATAATATATTTTTAAAAATCTAAATAATGGTTTATAATGTAGAAAAACTATTAAAAAAAAAATATATATAAATATAAAATAAATAACAAATATTTTTGTTTCATTTTTTGTTAATTTAAAATAAATAATATCTGTAGAATTATTTGTTATATCATAATTATCATAATAATAAAAATCGTAATCGTTAAAAGGATCCATGTTTGTTTATATATAAAATAATCATTTAAAAAAAAAATATATTTTATAGTTATATAAACAAAAATGAACAAATTATTAAAACAAATGATGAAAGCTGCATTAAAACCTTTAGAATTAATTGAAAATCAATATGTAGCCGGTGGATTAAAATTATTCTTAGTATTATATGCTGGTATGATTGCACCAAAATTACCAAACTTTATAGCTAAATTATTTAAAAACGCAGTTGTAAAAATGGTTGTATTATTTTTAATTGTCTATACTGGAATTAAAGATCCAATGATGTCCTTAATGATTGCAGTTGGTTTTACTTTAACTATGGTAAGTTTAAATAGATTAGAAACCGCAAAAGATGTTCATGATTTATTAGATGCAGTAGTTGATGTACCTCAAGAATTATTAAATGAAATTATTGATGGAGCACAAGGATTAGCAAATGAAGCATCAGAATTTGCAGATGATAATGTATTAGATCATGTAAAATTAGGTTATGCTAATCAAGCAAATAAATATGCAGATAAAGCAGTTGATTTTGCTCAAGATTTAGGAAATAAAGTTGTAGATGGAGCACAAGGATTAGTATCAAAAGCAGTAGGTATGGCTTTACCAAAAAAAAAAGCACCAAAAGCAGAACAAAAAGCAGAAGAATTTTCATTAGAAGATCCAGCATCAAAATTTGATATGGAAAAAATGGGACAATTAGGTGAACTTTCTGGATGGATGGCTAATTCTCAAAATGAAGCATCAGTAGAACAAAAACAAGAAGAACCAAAACAAGAAGAACCAAAACAAGAAGAACCAAAACAAGAAGAATAAATTAAGTCCATCATTATTGTTTCTTTTTAAAAAAATATCTTTTTTATATTAAAAATTAAATTAATATAAAAAAAACAAACAATATATTTATATAAACAAATAAAAATGAGTCAACAACAACCACAACAAGAACAAGAACAAAAAGTAACAACTTTCCCACAAGCAATGCAAATGTTAGTAGATGGTGTTAATGTAGCACAAAAAAGAGGAGCATATTCATTAGAAGAATCAGCACTCTTATTTCAAGCAATGACTTTTTTAAGAACTAATTTAAAACAACAACAATCAGAACAAAAACCAGAACAAAAACAACCATTAGAAAAAATTGAAGAAATGTAAATTAAATAATAGGTATCCAAGATTTAAAAAAAGTATTATACTTACATTTAATTTTAATATTATTATTATTTTTTAATAGTTTCCTTATAAATAAAGATATTTTTAAGGAATTAATACAAGCAATACTATCAAATTCATTATTTAAATTTAATAAATTATAAACTTCAACAGTATTAGTTTTTTGAATAATAAATTCTTTAATTTGATTTTCTAAAAATATTTTATCATTATTTTTATTGAATTTTATAGTAGTAGTAAAATAATTATTATTATTATATTCAGGAACAAACATAATATTACAATCAGAAGTAATAAAATGTAAATGATTAAATAAAAAATAACTTTTTATTTGAATATGACAAACATTAAAAAATGAATCATAAGTATATTCATCTTTTAATATAATAGATAATGTTTTTAATTTATATGAAAATTTTTGATCTTGCATAAATTTATTTTTATACCATAATAAATCTGATATATAATATACCCAACATCCTTTTTTATTTTTAATCATTTCACCTTTAAATAATGTACCATTATATAATTCTTCATTAAATCTAAATTTAATATTAAAATAATATATATTTTTATTTTGTTGAAATATAAAAATACAATAATTTTTATTAAACATTTTTGTTAATAATAATTTAAATTTATAAGTATTTTTTTTAATGATTGTTAATAAATATTTACTATTAATTTGTTGAATATTATTTAATTTATAAATATTATTTTCATTAGAGGAATAATATTTATGTAATTGATGATCAATTTCATTAATTTCAAAAGATTTCAATTTAATTGATTTTTTCTCACAAAAATTGATAAAGGAAGACATTGTGATTGATTAATTTATAATTATAATAGAAATCAATTTTAATATTATATTATATTATAGATAATAATGGATAAAAGATTTCAAATTATTTATTTATTAAATAATAAAAAACTTACAAAAAAAGATTTATTTGAAATGTTATACAATATTAAAGAAAAATATTACAAATTTTATAAAAATAAAAATAAAAAAGAAATATTATTATTTTTAATACAAATATATAGTATTAAAGAAAACGAAATTACACATTTTAAAAAAAATCCATTATTAAAAGAAATTTTTATAAATCAACCAAAATATCATTATGATTTTTATAAATTATTTAATATTTTTCAAACTGAAAAAAAACTTAATATTAATAATTATAGTAAATTAATGAAAGGTAAAAGAAAATATATGGAAGATAGAGTTATAATAAAAAATAATGATTTATTTAATTTTTCTTGTGTTTTAGATGGTCATGGTGGAAAATTTTGTTCAGATTTTTTAAAAGATAATTTATATCGTTATTTTACTTCATATTTAAAAAATAATTATGAAATTAAAAAATCTATTAAATTATCTTTTAAATTAATTAATAATAATTTTTTATCTTATTATAATAATTCTGGTACAACTTGTAATTTATTGATAATTAATAAAAATATTAATAAATTTGTTTTAGCAAATGTAGGTGATTCAAGATGTATAGTATGTTATAAAAATAATAAAGTTAAACAAATTTCTATAGATCATAGACCAGATAATATAAAAGAAAAAATACGAATAGAATTATTAGGTGGTAAAATTATTAAAAATAGAGTCGAAGGAATTTTAGGTCTTACTAGAGCTTTTGGTGATAAATATTTATCAAAATATGTTCAACCAAATCCTGATATTTTTGAAGGTAAAATTGATAATATTAAATATTTTTTACAAGGTTCTGATGGTGTTTTTGATTATGCTTCAAATAAAGAAATTATATTTATTTTTAATCAATATTTAATACAAACTAATAATAATTATAAAAAATCTGTAGAAATGTTAATGAAATATATTTATAAAAATAAAAAATCTAAAGATAATATTTCTATTATAGTTACAACTATTCATTAAAATCTTGTTTTTCATATATTAATATATATGCATTTTGTTTATGATTTTTATTAAATAAATTATTATTATTAATTTGTTGAATATCTTCATCATCTGCTAAAAACCATTTATCTTGTATTTCATGAAATGATGTATAATGACCACCACTAAAATTACTTCCTAAATGATTAATTATTGTTTTCAAATGATATATATTTTTATTATTTAATTTTTTATTAATATTATTTTCAATTAAATAATTATCTACATCTAAATATAATGGATATTCAACTGGTGTCATAATTTTAGAATAATTCATAGTATCTGGTTGAAATAAAAATCTTTTTAATTGTACTATTAAATATTTTGGTGTATTTAGTAATTGACTTTTTTTATAACAATTTGTTTCTTTACATTGATCACATTTATAATCTTCTAATTTTTCTGGTTGAAAATATTTATCAAATAATTTATTTAAATTATTATTATCATGATTTTTTTCTAAATCTACTGATATTTCTTTATATTTTTCTATTTTATGTATAGTATGATTACAATTATTACAACTAATACTATTTGACAGATATGAATAAAATAAATTAAATAATAAACTATGATCTTTTTCAATATCATTTTTGAATTGTTTAATACAACTATTCATTATTAGATTATTATATCTTACATTATTCATTATTAAACTATAATCATCTCCCTTTTGTATTAAACTATTGTGAATATTATCTAAAATAAATGTTAATCCTTCTAAACAATCTTGTTGATTAAATGATACTTGACTAAATATTCTACGAAATTTTTCTATAAATGATGTTAATCTTAATTTTCTTATACAAATTTTTTCTTCTTCATTTTCTAAATTTTCTTTTTCTACTTTTTGTTCTTCTTTAATTTCTTTTAATCTTTTTAATATACATAAATATGAATATAATAATTCTGTTGGTTTAACATTATCAATTTTTTCTAATAATTTAGTATTTAAGTCGGTACAATTTAAGATCATTTGAATATTGACATTAATATAACAAGTATTTCCAAGATTTAATATACCAAAAATTTCGCTCATTGTTATTAAATTTAATTATATTTATATTATCAATAAATTTTATTTTTTTATATTAGAATTATTTGTTCTATTAAAAGTATAATCAAAATATGGATTATAATGTTGTTTATGCCACTCTTTATATAATTTTTCTGTTTTTTCTGTTGGTTTTTCTGTTTTTTTATTTTCTTTTAGACATTTTTCTACTGCTTGTTTTAGAGAAATAAAATTAAAGAAATTCATATTTTATATTATTTTATATTAATAAATTTTATTTTATTTATTAAATATATATAATATGTCTTTAAAATTAACTAATTTTGATGATGCATTTAAAAATGATGTAAAAGATTTTTCAATTAATCAACCTACTGATTTAAATAGTGAAAAATGTTATATGAATACACAAAAACAATCTAATAATCAATTTTCTAAATATCAAAATACTAATTATAGAAAAAAAGAAAAAAAACAATACGAATCTCAAATAAATAATATTTATCATTATCAAGGTATTAATGATGGTAAAGGACCAGCTCAAAATGTAGATGTTGATGATAAATTAACTAGAGGAAATTTTTCCCAAAAACCTTTAGATAAATTAGCTGAACACGCTAATTTTGAAAAACATATTCATCATAATTTACATAAATGTGTTGATAATAATCAAAATAGTTTCTTAACTTCTACAAATTTATCTTGTCAACCACAAAAAAATTATAATGGTAATTTTAATATACAAGGTATTTCTACTTCTAATTATGGTAGAAAAAATTATAAAAAACAATAATTTAAAAATATTTTTTATTTATATAATAAATATGAATAAAAAAGAAATTAATGATAATTCTTTTAAATATATTTTTGATCAAACTAAATTTGTACATGAAAATAAAAATGTCAAAAAATCTAATATTGATTTAGTTAATATTGAATCTGATTTAAGTAATCGTTCTAGATTTTTAAGTAAATGTCCCACTAAATTATATCAACCTAAAAAAAATGAAAAAAAATAATTATAAGTCTCTTAATAATTCTGTAATATGTTTTAATTTTTCTACTTGACTTTCATTTAATTTATTATATTTATATTTTTTTTTAATT